CAAGGCGGTTTTAAAGACCGTGAAAAGTATTTAGCCCGGCAAAGGGAAAAAATAAGGATTCATCAAAAGTACATGCCGTAAAAAGTTAACCTGAAAGTTAACCAAAAAAATATACATTATTATTCGGCTTAAGATATAATTGCCAAAAATTACTAATGGCAATGCGCTGGCCCTGGTCAAAGTCTGAACGTATTTCTGAAATTACCCCTGATGAACGGGGTATTCTCCATTTAGCCAGGGAGGTAGGAATTAACACCCCGGGCAAACTTTACGAACAAATATTTCCTAACGAAACCAGTAAACCGACTGCCACAACGGAATCAGCACCGACACTTTCGGCGGTTTACAGAGCTTTGAATTTAGCCGGTGATAGTCTTAATCTTCCGATCAATGTTTACGAAAAGAGCGACAAGTTAAGGCAGGTAGTTAGCGAAGGATCGCAATTTTGGCCGGTTGAATATCTTTTAGCCTATTCTCCAAATAAGATTCACACCCCTTCAGAGTGGATCCGTTTAATGGAATATGCCCGCCTGATTTACGGTAATGCTTATTCAAGGATTGTCCGCAACCGGGCGAACCAACCTATCGCTTTAGAGTGGATTCACCCTGAACAGGTTTATGTAAAGGTCATAAATAACGAGCTTGTTTATAATGTTTATAACCTGAACGGTACTGATTTAGTTTATGAATCTTTGCCGTATTGGAACATGATTCACGTTCGTGCCTTATCCGTTGACGGCATCATGGGTAAGAGTCCGATAGACTTCGCCGCTGAAAGTTTAGGGTTTGGGCTTGCTACTCAAAAGGCCGGTAATTCATTTTTTGCCGGTGGCATGCGGGCTGGCGTGATCGCTACCCATCCCGGCATACTTTCAGATGCAGCCCGTGAAAGGTTATCTAAATCGCTTAATCGTAAAATGACCGGACTGGAAAACACCGGGAAAATAACGGTTTTGGAAGAGGGTTTAAAACTTGAAACCATCACGATTACACCGGAACAAGCGGAGTTTTTAGCAAGCCGGAAATTTACCGTTGACGAAGTTGCCCGTTGGTTTGGTTACCCTCCTCATATGTTGGCGAACCTGGATAAATCTTCATTTAATAACATCGAACATCAATCCCTTGAATTTATCCGGGATTCCGTTCGCCCAAGAGTCAGAATGTACGAACAGGAATTCAACTGGAAACTGCTTTATAACGATAGAAAAGTATTTACCAGTTTCAATATCAATGCCTTAATGCGGGCGGATGCTGCAAGTCGTGCGGAGTTCTATTTCAAAATGCGGCAAATGAAGGCAATGAGCGCAAATGAGGTCAGAGCCTTAGAAGAAATGAACCCGTATGAAGGTGGCGACGTTTACGAAAACCCATCAACAAGTACCAATGTTAATAAAGAAGAAACGCAAAAGAATAATCCGGCATGAGCAAATTGTGTACGGTGACGAATTGATAAAGTTTGAAAGATATGGAAAAGAATCCGCAATACAGAATCGGCCAGCTAAGGAAAGTTGACAAAGAAAGCCGGACTGTTGAATTTGTGATTTCAGATGAAACCCGTGACCGGCATGGAACTGTTTTGAAAGCGGACGGCTGGCAGTTGGAAAACTATAAAAAGAATCCTATTGTCGGTTATATGCATCAGGTTTGGGGAGGTGGGTTTTTCTCCACGCCTGATCCTGATATGGTTATTGGCCGGGGTGATGTTTTTATCGAAGACGGTAAACTGATTGGAAGGGTAAATTTTGAACCGGCTGACATAAACCCATTAGCTGAAAAGATTTTCAAAAAGGTGCAATTTGGCAGCCTCAATACTACTTCAGTAGGGTTTATGGAAATCGGAGACGGGTATTACGGCGAAGGGGACGAGGCCAGAGGGATGGCAAATGAAACCTATTATTTCTCCGGTCAAGAGTTAGCCGAATGGTCAGTGGTAAATATCCCTTCCAATCCAAACGCGGTCAAAAGGTCAATCGGAGACGTTTACGCAAACCATGTAAACAGGCTTAAGCAACTGACAAACCTTGAAGACGAAGACATTAAGAAACTAACTTTAGCAGGGTTGGTTAAAATCCTAACCGGTGACAACGCACCGGAGGTGACCGAAACGGTCGAAGACGTTGAAAGTAAATCGATGGATGAAATCATCATGGCACGGGCTGCGATGGATTTCAAAACAAGAACCTTTAAAAAATAAGAAAATGAATATTGAAAATTTATTGAACAAACAAGGCCGGGTTTGGGAACAGGCAAAAGCAATTTTGCAGAAATGCGAAGACGAAAAACGTGCCTGGACGCCTGAAGAGAAACAGCAGTATGACGGCTGGATTGCTGAATTTGATTCTTTGGACGGCATGATCAAAGCCGCCGAACGTGAAGTTGAAAACAGGGCAAAGGATAAAGCCCCGGTATTTGACGATAAAGGTAAACCGACAGGGCAGAACGTGGCCGAAAAGGAGGTTGAACTTAACTTCGCCCTTGAAACATTTGTGAGAAAAGGAGCCGGAGGGTTGGAAGAAAAACAGCGTACGATCCTGGGATTGTCAAGGGATGAAAAAGGATTGAGTGTAAATCTTCGTGCAACCGCTGGAGTAGCTAATCCTACCTACGCCGCTGATTCAGAGTTGATGAAAACCTTAACTCTTTACAAGCAGTATTACGCCGGATGGCTTGACGCCGTTACCGAGATCACAACCCAAAAAGGGAATACAATCTATTTCCCTGAAGTGAATGACACCGCCGTAAGTGGATCACAGGAAGCCGCCGGCACCGACATGGTAGACAATGGCACCGCCTTAACTTTAGCCCGTGTGCAGTTGGATGCTTATCCCTTCAGTTCGCAGGCTTTGGTTGTGGATAACGATTCGCTTGAGGACTTCGATATTCCTTTGCAGCAGATGATTTGGGACCCGCTTACCGTTCGTTTGTGGAAAGCCGTTTCTGCTGCGTTTACTACTGGCACCGGCAGCACCGCCCCTGACGGGATTGTAACCAATGCCGGAGTTGGAGAAATCGTTTCAAAGAATACCACGCCGACTGCGACCGACATTTACAACCTGATGCGGAAAGTGAATTACGCTTACACGTTAGGGCCGAAAGCCGGATTCATGATGAACTCCGACACGATGCACCGCCTGATGGCTTTGGCCGTTGGCTCATCTGACAGCCGCCCGATCTGGCAGCCTTCATTTAGTCAGGCAGCACCTCCGACTATTGCCGGTAAGCCTTACTGGATAAATAACGACATGGCAACCGTTGCGGCTGCAACTGCGAAAGTCCTCCTGTTCGGAGACTTTTCAACCCACCTTGTGCGTTACGTTGGGACTCCCAAACTGGTGAGGCTGGATGAAAGATATGCCGAACTTTACCGCACAGCCTTTATCATTCTTTGGCGGATTGACTGCGACACGCAGGCCGCCGGAACCGGAATCAAGTATGCCAGGACTTTAGGAACCTAATCCATGGTACGGGTTATATTTAAAGAGTCATTTAGTTTTGGAGATGGGTACTCATTCGGAAAGGGTGAGTGCCTTATTTCCGAGGCTATGGCCGAACTTTTAAAAGGGAACCGGAATGTAATATTTCCTGACCCTGTCAGCAAGGTTGAACCGATGGCATTTGAAATTCCTAAAAAGAAAAAGAAGTGATTCGAACGGGCGAAATGATAAAAACAGCGGCGGCCAGTTTAGCGGTCAGCTTAACAGAGTTGAAAGCACACCTGAAGATTTCAGGTACTACTGATGACACTTTGTTAACTGATTTATTGGAAGCTGCCGAGGCTCAAATTGAAGACTATACAAATCGTAAAATTATATCGCAGGTATGGTATTATTATTTAAGTGGTTTTCCAAATGAGATTGTTTTACCCTATTCGCCCGTTTCTTCAGTTGCTTCGATCAAATATTACGATTCTTCCAATGTTCAACAAACACTTGCAGACAGCTTGTATATGTTGGATGTAAATATGACCCCTTGCATTATTTCAACGGTGGACACATGGCCTGAAGTGTACGAAGATCGGAGCCTGCCGGTAACGATTGAATACACGGCAGGTTATGCAAATGCAGCAGCGGTGCCTGAACGGCTTAAAAGGGCTATCATGTATTTAGCCGCTGATATGTACGAATACCGGGAAGATCATCCGAGAACGGAGTTCACAACCTGGAAGGCTTTGGCCTATCCTTATAAAATCTGGTGGTAATGTTAGACGCTCAAAAAAAAGGCTTTGATGTTGGCGGAATGGATCAACTGGTAACTTTCGAATCCTTTACACAAGGAAAAGACGGTTACGGAACCATTACTAAGACATGGGCGGCCGTTGGTGCCATGACTAATATTTATGCTAAAGTTGATCAGGTTAACCAGGATGAGAGCGTAATCGCAGGGGTGCAGCAAGGAAAAGAGGTTTTAAAATTCACAATGCGGTATGTTTCCTATACTTTGGAATTATTCAGGATTGTTTACAATGGAGGATATTATTATCCAATTTCTATTAATCCGATTGGCAGAAATAAGTATATGGAAATTATCGCTGAAAATATAAGGACTGGACAGTCATGATTTACGAAGTAGGAAAAGGGATATTTTCTTTGTTGTCGGCCGGGACTACTGGCCTGATAACTCAGAACATTCAGCCCGTTGTCGGACTGGAGGCTTCGGCTAATCCAAAATATCCGCTTGTAACTTATAAGATTGTATCCACGTCTTCAACCCCTACAAAAGATCAGGTTTCCAAGTTCGAAGAAGTGCGGGTACAGATTGACTGCTACTCAACTACTCCGGCCTTGGTTGATGCTTTGTGTTACGCCGTTCGTAATGACTTAGATAAAAAGACACATTCAACGGACGTAAATATTAATGAGATTTCATTTATCAGTTACGGCCCGCAATTCTTTTTTGAAGACGTGCGGGTATTTATGACAAGTTTGGATTTTAACTTTATAATTATAGAATAAATGGCAACACCAGTAAACGGCACCTCAATGGTGCTATATTTAAACGGCGTGGCGGTCGGCATGGCAACGGATGTATCTATCCGTATGGGTACCTCTGAAATTGATGTATCCTCTAAAGACTCCGCACGTTGGAAAGAGATCCTCCCCGGGCAAAGGGACTGGGGGGTGGATCACTCCG